ACCGCCGTCAGGCGAGGTCTGGATGTAGGTCTGCAGCGTCGTGAGGCCGAAGACGCTCGATGTCTGCATCACGGTGATAGCGTCGATGTCCTGGGGAAGCAGGACGGTTGCCGCATCCGTCGTCGCCGAAGCGATCGAGGAATGGAAGGCGAGTACGGGGGAGGATGGTAATCTGATTGCCATTTTGCGTAGAATGAGAATTCTATTAAATTCGACCAGCCCTTTTTAGCTATGCTAACACCTATTTAGTCAAGAGGTTATTCACAGCCTCTACGAGCTGATTAACTGTGTCGCGCATCTCGTTCAAATCTTCACGATTGAACTCATGCGCTACAGTCTTGATATTCTCCTGAGAAACTGCTTCTACACCGTCTTCTGCTTTCTTGGTCATGTGCTTAGTATTGAGTTGCTAATATCGAGCCTATGCCGGCAGTCTTGTAGGCCACGCGGTTATAGAGCCCGTTCTGTACGTTCGCCCCGACGACGCTTGCCGTTCCCATGCTTTCGCGGGGAATGACGAGGCGGCGCACCGTTCCTGCGGGAATGATCACGTCGAAGTTCGCGGTTCCTGCAGAGGCTATGACTGAAGCCGTCGTATCGGTCCTGCTTATCCACTTCACGAAGCCCGTCGCTCCGACGGCGGCCACTTCGAGGTCGGTAGTATTGTCGTTCACGGTTATCACCGAGGACGCGGTCGCGTTCTCGGATGCCGTGGAGACGATGGCCGGGATGAGCATACCGGCTCCCTGGATAGGGTTGCCAGCGGCATCATTCGGAATGTTATTTGCGTATCGTGCCATAGTTATTGGTTAATGTTCGTTGGCGTTGCCGCGTTCGCTACTAATGGGGAGGCAGCGGCCATCGGCAAATTGCTTGGCATCGCTCCTCCCTGTCCCCCTGTTGTCGTTGGCCCTTGTTGCGCTGATTCTAGCATGGCCGCCTGCTGCTGCTGTGCAACTTGTTCAGCCAGCTTCTGCTGGTGTTCGGCAATATGGAACCAGACGGCCCATGTCTTCGGCTGCACTTGGTAGTGCGTGTAGATATGGGCGGTGTGGTCGTCCGTATCCAGCACGGGCGGCAGCTTGTCCTCTGCCAGCATCGTATTCTGCTCCTCAGCCTGCAGCTCCTGCAGGGTCTTCGGGAACATGATTTCAATCAGGCTCGGGTCCTCAATCATCAGCGGCATGAAGACATGCTTCTCGAAATTGCGGAAGCCGTCAGGAGGCATGGACTGCTGCAGCTCAGGCAGTATCTGCATGAAGTCTCGGCGCTTCACTAAGTTCTTGTATTCAGCCTCTTTCGCAGAGAAAACCATGACGCCTGGGGGATAGTCCGTCTTGAAGTCCTGCAGGTCTATCTCGGTGGAGGTGATGCCCTTCACGCCTACTATGTTCGCCATCTTGCTCTTCAGCTCATCCGCATTCTTCTGGTACCTATGGAACCATTGGCTCCAGAACTCCTCCTCGCCGAACTGCAGGACCTTCGAGAACAGACTCTGGGCCATATCATTCAGCTGCTGATCGATGGCTGCGGCGGTTGCCGTGCCTTCGCCTCCTGCTTGCGGCTCAGCCTGTACCCCCGTTCCTATCGGATCGTTGGCCTGCTGCCGTAGAGCCGTGAGGAAACTAACCATCTCCTGCGGGAAGGTGTTGTTCTTATTGAGTGGCGCTACTGCTGTCTCAGGATTTCCTTCTATCGGGATATGCTGATTCACCTGACGCGAGAGGAACTGCGCCACATCCTTCACTTGGTCCGGGTTATACAGATAGAGCGGGTTGCCCGTATCCTTGGCCCCAATGAACAAGAGGTTCAGGAGCACGCTTTCAGCGCGGTGCTTATCCTCCAATATGTCAGCGATGGAGAACGGAATGGACGCATGCGGGATACGGAACATCTCTTTGACCACCAGAGGCCATTTGGATAGCGTCTGGCCGTCCACGCCCTCCATATCGTCCAGGTCCAGCTTCTCCTTCATCAAGACCGTCGTGAAGTTCTTATCCAGCCAGTAGATGCACTTGTCCCCGTTCTCGTCATCCTCGAAGTATTCCAGTATCTGGTAGATGTCAGCGGCAGCAGGCTCAATGGGCGGCTGCACGCCTTTCTGGGCGGCGTCGCGGCGCGTCTTATACTGCCAGATATACGGGTCTATGCCGCCTACTATCTCTTTCGCGTCCTTGATGCCGGTTATCTTGCCTGCCTTGATAAGGGCATTAATCTGGTACTTGCTCTTGGTTAGCCACTTCCAGTAATATCGCCAGTCCTGAACCTCCTCGAAGTATGGGTCATAGCCCATCACTAAGGGGTTGATGACGTGCGGCTTCAGTATCTTGCGCTTCTTGTCGAACTGATAGGTCTCGACGTAGCCGCGCCCGAAGAAGCCGGTATCCCACATCCAGTCATAATCCAGCTTCGCCTTGCCCATCTCCTTATAGTCGCTTTCAGCCAGCATGTTATAGCTATCCAGCTGCTCTTGGAGGATGCCTTGGGAGGGGAGGAACTTCACCTGCATCTTGTCGTCATACACGCTTGAAAGCACTCTATTGAAAAGGGTCACCAAGAGGGTCGAGGCGATGGTCTGGTCGCCTTTCTGCATGTTGTTGAGCAGCACCAGCTGCGCCACCTGACGGCGCTTGCGTGCGAGGAGGAATTGCCAGCTTTCAAGGTAATTAGCCTCTATCTCACCGAGGAGCGTACTCTTATTAGGTGTTGAATCTGCCATGTGCTGCTTGTGAGAGGGTCTGTATCTTGTCTTGATCGCGGCGGGTAATAATCTGGCCTTCTCGCGGCTCGGCTCCCACTATGATGCGGTAGCCGTCGCGATTCTTCGAGAGTACGAGCTGGGGCTTCACGTCCGGCATAACCTTCAATCCGTCTGTCCACAGGTATTCCTCTATCTGCTTGGCGTGGGCGTTGAAAAGCTGCTGCTTGGAAGGGGTGAACTCCCTGAATGCCTGAGGGTTCGCCTTGAAGTCGAACGAGCGCACCACGATAGTCTTGCCACTGCCTTCATCATCCTCTAAATGGATGTCTGAGTGGACTTCGCCCTGCTTTACATCGTAGTTTACTACACTTTCTTTCCCGTCAAGGCCGAAGTTATGCACAGAGGCTGCGGTTTCTCCGAGAATATGGTCCTCGATGTTCTTGCTCGTACTCAGACGTTCCTTCTTCACTCGTTTTATTGGGGCCATGATGCTATCTGTTTAGCTTCTAATTCGCTTCCTGCGTTGAATATGCCGTCCATGCGGTCATAGAACTGCCCGCGGTTCGCCTGTATCCTCCTATTGTTCTGTATGGCTGTATCGCTTATCACCTGCGTCAGCACGGCGGCGTCCACGCAATTAGGGCTGGCAATACCCTCTTTGAACAGTTCTTCCTTCGGCTGGATGATTATCTTCCCGTCCTTGTTCTTGTACTTCACTATCTCGAACTCGTTCCAGCCTTCGTTAGCGATGAGCCTGCCACCGCTGAGCAGCCACTTGCGCTCGCGCCAATGCAGCTCGGCCTTCATGTTGCCAAACATCGGGTCCTCGCTCTTCTCGCCGAATGACAGGCCACGGACAGGATAATCGAGCTGCTTCAAGCGGTCATATACGCCTTGGCCGATGCCGGTCTTGTCTATCACGATGTAATCCACTTGGAAGGCCTGTATCTTCTCCATGATGACGCCTACCAAATCCATGGTATCGCGGAGCTTCTGATTGAATACTATCTGCTGCAGGTTCGCGCTCTTGATGACGATGCAGCTCTTGTCCCCGCCCGCCGCAGGGTCTACGCCCATGACCATATAGCCTGAGTGGTCGCCACCGTCCGCTCGGCTCGCTTGCAGCTCGCGGTCGTTCACGAGGCGCAGATAGCCTTTCTCATCCATCTCCTCATCGAAGGCATCCCAATTGCCTTCTAGATATGCTAATCGCTGGGTTTCTGGTAATGATTCTAGGGCCGTGTAATAGCTCTGGTCGAGATAGGGGTTATCTGTAGGCAAGGCCGGTACGAATACGAACTCATACTGCTCTTTCTCCTCCTTAGGGAATAAGCGCTTCACCCACATGTTCTTCACCCATGCTTCGCCTAAGGGGTTGCAGCCTGCGAAGAACTTCACGTCCTTGATGCCAGGCCAGCGATGGCGGCTACGAAGCATGTCGAATGTGCTCTTCGGGTTCCGGTTGACCTCGTCTATGGCTATCACAGCGAACTCGACGGATAGGTATTTGGAGGGATCGTCGAGGTTTCTGAAAGCGATTATGCCAGAGCCATACTCAGGAGCCAACGTGAACTCATGCTTGGACATATTGTACGAGCCCAGCCAGTCTGGGAACTCGAACTTAATCTTGGTGAGATGCCTATCATTCAATGATGGGTAATCCTCGCAGAACAGCCCAGCTCTGATGCCGGGTATCTTATAGCGCGCGTAATAGTCCATGAGCCAATATACGCAGGTCCAGCGTATCCAGCGTGATTTGCCCGAGCCTACCGAGCCGCCGAAGAGCGTGTATTTGAATCGCTTAGTGGCGTACAAGGCTTCCATCTGCTTAGGAAAGAAGCCTGAAAGTTCACTGAATGATACTTGGTCATTCATCGAGCTTGATTATCTTACTTACTACTTCTCCCTTGAGGTCGAGGTCTTGCTTCGCTTTACCCTCCGCCATCTCCCAGGCGAATCCAGGGCGCTTTTCTTCCATACGCTTCATGTACTCAAGCTTCTCTTCAGCAGTCATTGAAAGATAATATTCACGGGCGTATTCCTTAAGAGTCTGTCCTTTAGGCCGTCCGAGAGGATTTCCTGAAACGCCTCTTTTAAAGGTTCCATCAGGATTCCTGTTGCTTTCCTGCTTATCTGGTTCCATAGTTCTTATCATTACACCACAAGCAGTACAGTTTAGGCAAGTATTTCCGATAACAATTCATGCAGAGTGATACTTCTATCTGATCTGCGGGGTCTATTCGTGTGCCGAATGCCTGTATCGAGATTGGCTTGGGTTCTCGCGGACTCTTGGGTTCTTTCTTTATAAAGACGTGCTCTCGGGGCTTTGGCGGGCCTCCGCGGGCTTTCCAGTTGGACTTGCGCTTCAGTTCGCGCGATTTCTCAAGGTTCTTTTGGCGCCAGATTCTCTGCTTTTCCCTGTTCTTGGCCCGTTTCTCTAAGAGATCTTGCATAATGCCTTGTACTGTTCCCTATTAGTTTTTAAGTATTCAGGCCATTCTTTCTCGTCTAGCTGATAGGTAAAGTTTCTCCCGAGAAAGTCCTGATTGTGCTCTACATTGTACTCTAGATTATCCAGTACTTGCGGGGTTGCGTAGCTTTCCTGTGTATAACTGTCCGTAAGCTTTCGTCTGATGTCCTTTGCCATGCTGGTGAAGTGCCAGCCGTGGTATCGCTTGGTTCGTGGCGCCTGCGTACGCAGATGATTCAGTATGAGGTTCTTTATTTGCCCGTATTGGGCCTTAATCGGGCCGTAGAAGACCTCTGAAGACCTATTATTAAGGAAGTATGTGTATACCTTCAGCTTGAGCTTGAATGGGCCTATGAGCTTTAGTGCGCTCGGTGCCCATATCTCGTCCACATCCCCTATGAATACCGTGTCATCGTCTTTCAAGTGCGCGACGGCCTTCTTTATAGACTCTTTCTGCAGGAACTCGCGGGTCCAGTGCGCGGCGCCCCCCGTGTTCGGGCTAGCCCAAGCGGTGAGTTTCTCTTCCTCGGTCCAGTTCTCGTCTATGATGTGATACCTGACCTCAGGATACTGGTCTTTTATTCGCTCGAAATACAGGGGCTTATTTTCTCCTGAGAAAGTCGTAGCAGCTTCGCACACGATGAACTCATCCACATAGTCTTTAAGGGCGTGGTAATGGATATTCCACAGTTCTGCCTCCCCGTTGTACATGGTTACGTCTATGACCATATAGTATATAGCGAACGTTCTATCATCATAGCCTCACCGGGACGTTGAGAATAAGGCAAAATGCTTCTCAAAGACTCGTAAAAATCCAGCCCGTACTTATGTACGGTGTCCCGGGTGAGTATGTAGTTCCCACCTGGTGCGAACGTGAGGTACTGCGGGTTTGGAAGGTAAAATGCCTTTGCAAAGTCTGTGTAGTCATTAAAATAGAGCGCTGGCGTGCTGGCCAAGTACCAGCTATTGTTGCGCTCATTGTATTGCCCATTTGAATCATAGAAACAAACTGGCCCAATAGAATCCGAATATGTCTTGTGGTTCTTAGTAAGAAGAGGCGTAAAACATTTATTATCTTTGATTTCATCGAATTCTTCTTTAGTTATAAATTTCTCCAACAAGTTTGATTTGCTCAGGAGAAAGACGTCTGGCAAATTATAGTAGTTATCTACGATGTAGCTCAAACGGTCAAAATCCGCGTCGCCAACATTCTCCCGCTTAATGCTATTTGGTATCTCCTCATCTGTCCGATTGTATATGAGGAAATCATCAGTGTACTCGCGTACCCACTCCCAATCACCTGAATAATGCGTAAGAACGTACTTCATTAGTATCCTCGGCCGAATAATCGGTTGGCTGCTGCTTTCACGCGGCGCATGTCGCTCTTACCGTCCTTTCGCATGAGGTCAGACATATTGGAACTTTCCGTAGTAGTTTTGGGCGGTGGCCCAGACTCCGGTGTTTCGTCTAGCCCACCCTCGAGGGGCAATGATTTTTCGTGCATTGTTGTTCAATAAGGCGGGTAATATGAAGAAGCTGCTATTGGCGATGATAAGGTACCGGGCCGATCGGATGCTGCGCCAGTCCGTCGCCATGTCATGCGTCACTTTCATACCTGGAAACATTTGGCTGGCCGTCTCGGGGTCGTCTGTGACTATCTGAAAGCGCATGGATGGGTTTATGGTAAGCATCTGGTCTATAGCCGCATTCCAATAGCTTTTGGTGAGGAACAGGTCGGGGTTGTACTTGTATTCTCCTCCCCGGAAGCCTATCACGCAGAGGTCGTTCGGCATGAATAGCGGCTCGGTCTTCAGCCATTTGGCTATGTCCGGCAAACGGTGGCCCCAGTATTTCTCGTCCTGAAACTCCCCGTCTATGATGGTGTTGTCCCGTATGGTGAGGATATCGTAGTCGTAGCCCCGTATATCCACGCCGTCCCGTACCACTTTATTCTCTGAGAAAATACTGGCCGTGGTCATGGGAACTATCTTGCCGCCCTCTGAAAGGGCATAGGGCACATCAAGAGCCGCACCCAAGTCCAAATCCATGAATGAGCCTTTGAAATACTCAGGGCCTACCATGCCGAAGTCCCAGCCATTGTCCTCCGCAATGGTTCTGGTGGCTATGTAGCGGAATAACTGGTTGCCTAAGCCGCTTCATCTTC